TCACCAGCGACCTCGACCTGACTACGCCGGACGTCGTCGTGTACGCCGATCTGGTCAACCTGGAAGACAAGCTCGACCCGTCGTACGAGCAGAACGCTTCCTGGATCATGAAGAAGAACACGTGGTCCCAGCTACGGAAGATCGTCGACACGGCAGGTCGGCCGATCCTTCAGTCCACCACTGACGGGGTCACGCAGCAGCCCAGCCGGAGCCTGCTCGGTTACCCCGTGATCATCGATCAGGGGATGCCCACCCTGTCGTCGGCCGCCATCACCTACCCGATCGCGTTCGGCGACTTCCGCGAGGCGTACGTCATCCGGCGCGTGTCCAACCTCGTCGTCGTGGTCAACCCGTACAGCCGGGCGGCCAACGGCGAGGTGGAGTTCACGGCCTGGGAGCGTGCGGACGGCGCGATCCAGAACCGGTCCGGCTACGTGATCCTGCGCAACAACACCTGATAGGGGCGAACGCCAATGAGCAGCACCGTGAAGTGGGACCTGGCCGGGGCGAAGAGGCTCGCCTCGGCCAAGGTGACCATCAACTCCGCGACCACCACGTCGTTCGACTTCGGAACGCCGGACGACATCAACCTGGCCGGGCTGGCCAACTACCGACCCGGTGACCGGGTCCTGGTCGTACTCACGGCGTCAACCGCCGGTACGACCGACTCGCTCACATGGGTCATCCAGGATGCGCCCGACAGCGCGGGCAGCATCGGCAGCACGGCGACCGCGGTTACGTCGGCGGTCGCGGGGGCACTGGCCGCCGGTACCGCGGACGACTTCTCGGCGTTCGCCGTGCAGGTGCAGCCGGGCCGCCCGTGGCTTCGGGTGCGGGTCACCTCCAGCGGTGCCACGGACACGTTCGTGACGCACTGCTCGGTGTACACCGTCCCGAGCAACGTCTGACGGGAGGTAGGCCGAGATGGCATGGGCTCCGGATTACATCACCGATGTGGAGCTGAAGAACTTTGCGCGCATCACCGATTCGGATGATGACGTGCAGGTAGCCGTTGCCATCTCGGCCGCCTCTCGGGCGGTAGACCTTCACGTCAACCGCCAGTTCGGTGTAGTCGCCGCCGCAGAACAGCGCTTCTATACCGGACAGTGGGACCGCGAACGCCGCCGCTGGGTGGTCGAGTTCGACGACCTCATGTCGGTGACCAACTTCGCCGCAATCATCGTGGACTCCGAGGGCGTGACAGTCGGCGCCATCAACGACTACGTCATGGAGCCGCGCAACGCGGCCGCGAGGGGTCGGCCGTGGGAGCGCATGCTGATCCGGCCGAATTCGACGTTCAAGCCGACCGGCGTCGAGGACGAGGTGGCCGTCACGGCTCTGTGGGGTTGGACCACGGTACCCGTGGCGGTGAAGCAGGCGACCTACCTGCAGTCGTCGCGGTTCCTGGCCCGTCGGGACTCTCCGTTCGGCATTGCCGGTTCGCCCGAGCAGGGTTCGGAGTTGCGCCTTCTGGCTCGCCTTGACCCTGACGTCGCCGTGTCGCTCAACTCGTACATCAGATGGTGGGCGGGTGCTTGATGAACCTCGCAGACGTCATGGACGCGATCTCGAACCGGCTTGACACCATCGCCGGATTGCGGTGCTTCGCCTACCCGCCGCCGACTCTGACGCCGCCGGCCGCTGTCGTGTCTTACCCGGAGAGCGTTTCCTTTGATGCCACCTATGCCCGGGGCATGGACCGCATGAAGCTACCGGTGGTCGTCGTCGTGGGGCGCCCAACGGACCGGTCTACGCGCGACAACCTAACCGTCTACTGCGACGGTTCCGGACCGAAGTCCGTCAAGGCAGTCCTCGAGTCCGGCACATACACGGCGTTCGACGATGTGCGTGTGGAGGACGTCGAGTTCGACGTGGTGACCATCGGCGGAGTCGACTACATGGCCGCGCTGTTCTCACTCGACATCGCTGGACAAGGGAGCTAACCAATGTCGTTCGTTCACGGCAAGAACACGTACATCTCGCTCAACGGCGCGGACCTGTCGCAGTACACCGACACATCCGACTTCAAGCGCGGAAGCGACGAGCACGACCTGACCACGTACGGCAAGACTGCCCACGTGGTCGGCGGCGGCCTGCTCAACGGTTCCGCTTCCATGGGCGGCACCTACGACAACACGGCTGGCACCGGGCCGCGCGCCGTCATCCGGCCACTCATCGGGCAGACCGTCACGCTCATCCGTCGCACCGAGGGAACGGGTTCGGGCAAGCCGCAGGACTCAGTCAGCGTGCTCGTCAAGAACTACGTGGAAACCAACCCGGTCGCGGACTACGTCAAGTGGTCGTGCGAGATGACCCTGTCCGACACCGTCACTTCGACCACGCAGCCGTAAGGGAGCACACATCATGGCCGCCTTGACAGCCACCACTCCTGCCCGCACGGGCACAGTCACGTCCGGCGCTGCGGTCGCCGCGTCCGACACCATCACCGTTGCCCAGCTGGGTTCGCTCGGTGCGTTCCTGGAAATCGTCAACGGTGGCGGCAGCCCCGACAACATGACGATCTCCGATGCGACCTCGACGGTCACGGGAGCATCGGCCGCGTCGAACGCTCCGTCAGTCACGAACGGCACCAGCAAGGTCTTCTACATCCATCCCCGGCAGGCCGACGCGACGACCGGCCTGGTGACGGTCACGCACTCGTTCACCACGTCGGTCACCTACAAGCTTTACCCGCTCGGATAAGGGGGGTCCCCTGTGGACATCGCAAGCAAGGAAGACCTGTTCGCCGAACACCTGGAGACGGAGGACTTCCCGCTTCCGTCCGGGCTCGTGGTTCGCATCCGTGGACTGAGCCACTTCGAGGTCATGGTGATGACCAAGTCTGCAGCAGGTGACGGGGTGCTCGCCGATGCGATCGCGCTGTCGATGGGCATGGTTCAGCCGTCGTTGACGAAGGATGAGGCGATCCGCTGGATGAAGGCTCGCCCAGCTGGCGAACCCACTGCGGCGTGTGCCCGCATCCGTGACCTCTCCGGGCTGAACGAGGAGGCGCCCAGGGCGGCATACAAAAGCCTTCGAGGAGAACCCGGGGACTGAGTTCGAGTTCTTCCTCGCGCAGAAGCTAGGGATGACGGTAGGCAGGCTAAGGCGCGAGATGAGCTACAACGAGTTCGTTTATTGGGGCGTGTACTACTCGCGCAAGGCGCAACGTGAAGAACTAGAACGGCTGAAGTCAGGGGGTTAGTGATGCCTGGGGCCACGTCAGGGATCGGTGCCCTGCTCTCAGCGATAGCAGGTGGCTGAGATGTCCACCGTGGACCCGATCAAGGTAGAGGGACTACGCGAGTTCCAGCGCGCCCTGGGCAAGCTCAACAGCGACCTCCCGAAGGCACTCAGGATCGCGCTGAACGGCGCAGCAGACATCGTGGTGGAAGGTACGCGCCCGAAGGTTCCACGGCGGTCTGGGCGGGCTCAGGCATCTATCAAGGCCCGGTCCACGCGCACGACTGTGCGTGTGTCCGAAGGAAGTAACAGGGCGCCGTACATGCCGTGGCTCGACTACGGCGGTCGCGTTGGACGGAACCGCAGCGTTGTTCGGCCCTTCAGGAAGGAGGGGCGCTACCTGTACCTGACGTTCACAGACAAGCGTGACGAGGTAACCGACGTACTAACGAAGGCGCTCGTTGACGTTGCGCGCCAGGCCGGCTTGGAGGTGACGTGATGCCAGGACCCAATGTAACGCTGACGTTTGCGGGTGACTCGGCTCAGCTTGAGCGTACGTTCGGGACGGTCGGTTCCTCGGCCAAGAAGATGTCCGACGACGTAGGTAGCGCGAGCAAGAGCTTCGAGAACGCGGCCGAAGGCTTCGACCGGGCCGAGCAGCGCGCCATGGGTTTCCGCGACACCATCACAGGCGTCCAGGACTCCGTGAAGGGCTTCGGAGCGATCCTGAAGGGCGACTTCTCCGGGGACGCACTCCTCGCCGCTGGCATGGGCATTGGTGACCTGGCTTCCGGGTTCAGTAACCTACTCGTGCCCGCCATGTCCAGCGCAGTGACGTGGCTCAAGGCGACCAAGGTGGGCATGCTGGCACAGGCAGCCGCATCTGGCATCGTCAAGGCCGCCACGGTCGCCTGGACGGGCGTGCAGTGGCTTCTCAACGCGGCGCTGACTGCGAATCCCATCGGCCTCATCATCGTGGCGGTCGGCGCGCTCATCGCCGTGATCGTGCTCATCGCCACGAAGACCACCTGGTTCCAGGACCTGTGGCGCGTGGTCTGGACATTCGTCAAGGACAAGGCGATGGATGTCTGGGAGTGGCTCAAGGCGCTGCCCGCGAAGCTGGGCGAGGTCTTCTCGACGGTCGCGAATTTCATCACCGCGCCGTTCCGTGCGGCGTTTAACTTCATCGCGGACGCATGGAACAACACGATCGGAAAGCTATCGTGGTCGGTCCCGTCGTGGGTGCCGTTCATCGGCGGTAACACGATCTCGGTTCCGCAGCTGCGCAAGTTCCACGGCGGCGGGACGGTGCTCGGACCTCCCGGCTCGGAGATGCTG